CGAAAAGACGCTAGGCGAAGACGTAGATCTTTATACGTTTATAACCTTGCGAGCCGGGGACAGTAGTCCCAAGCAAGCCCCTCCGGTACGTTACAGGGTCAGCCTCCTGTGAATTTGTCCATAAGGACAAAAACTCACTAGGAAGAAGGTCTATAACAGTAGGCGAAATACGCTTATCAGCAATGAAGGCGTACTCGTCATCAATATAAGGAGATTCTCTCACATATATCGAGTAGGAAGGTAAGACATGATCACCAGGAAGTAGGGCTCGGAAAACCCTACGAGGTTTCTTGGTGTACGTCTCAAAGGTGTAACCACCATAACCGCGGCCTTGTGGGCCGTAGTGACGGTGTGCGACGAGAGGGGCATCAGAATCCGAAACAAGATGCCCATCACCATACCCGTCCGGACCCCACAAGATCATTGTGGGATCCAGATAAGTAAGGATTAAGTCGCATAACTCAGTGTCGTACTCGCGCTTACAGAAGTTGTAAAAACTGAAAGCGCTTTCCCCACTGAGACTACTACGCAAGTAGTAGGGACGTATATTGATTCCCGATAAGTAATCCGCTCCGCAAGATTCGCGGAAAGGCCCTTCAGCAAATGACTTCTTCGTGTTAACGACGAAGCCACAAGCGTGTAGGACCTCTACAAGTAACTTGTAGCGGTGCGTGGGTACGATGATATCATCACCGTAAACAGAAACGGCATCACTCTCCTCTTTCGACTCACAAACGCTCTGGGCGAGAGCCCAGAAAATGAGTGTTTCGAGAGGGAATGTGTAGCCGTTACCCATCGTCGAGAACTTCTCAAGCTTAATGACGGTATCGGAGTACTCCATTAACCCGGTGCGAAACCGGGATAAGAAAGCGCTCCAGTCATGAGGCAAGAGGTGCTCAACGAGTCCGATGGAAATACAATCGGACGCGCTACTTAGGTCGAGGGTTGCTAGCCCTCCCTCGATACTACCGAGTCGAGCAAGTTTTTGATTCCTGCTCTGGTCGGTGATATCGACACCAAACCGCTTTAGACGCGCAGCCATATAGGAACCGATCCCCAGTTGGAACATACCGTTCAAC